CCGGTTTTTCGGGGGTGGGGCATGCCCCACCCCCGAAAACCACTTAGCAGGATAGCTGCTTGTTCCAAGTCCTACCACACGGGGCAATACACAAGGTTACAGGCCTGCGTACACCGAATTCACGACATCGAGGTTCTGATTGAATGGTCTGGCTCTACCTGCCGCCGGAGGCTATCACGCACGCCCAGACAGGCAAAGCGTGTTCGGCTTCTCGCTCTGCGCAGGCGCGGGCGGGCTTGACCTCGGACTCCATCTCGCCGTCCCAGAATATCGCACTGTGGGTTACGTTGAGCGGGAAAGCTATGCCGCAGCCACGCTCGTGGCGCGGATGGAAAACGCGGCCCTGGATTGCGCGCCTGTCTGGGACGATGTTGCCAGCTTTGACGGCAAACCGTGGCGCGGCGTGGTGGATATCGTCCATGGTGGCTATCCGTGCCAGCCGTTCTCGGTCGCGGGACGCCAGCTTGGCGACAAAGACCCGCGCCACATCTGGCCGCACATCGCACGGATTGTGCGAAAAGCCAGGCCACCCATTTGCTTCTTCGAAAACGTCGCCGGACATTTACGACTGGGCTTCGAGCAAGTTGCAGATCACCTTCGACGCATGGGTTATCGCGTTAAGGCAGGCCTGTTTACGGCGGAGGAAGTCGGCGCGCCCCATCGGCGCGAGCGATTGTTCATCCTGGCTTACGCCGAGGGCGCAGGAGAGCGGAGAAAAGCAGGACACCTTCCTGAAACGCAACGGCGACAGGACGGAGCGCTGTTCCTGCTCGCTCAAATCGCAAGCGGCGATGTGGCCGACCGCGACAGCGACGGACGGCAACAAGAGCGGCCCGAACAGCAAACACGGCAGCGGGAGTCTGCATCTGCCCGCCGCGGCCGTGCAGACGCAGTGGTACACGCCGAACGTGCCCAACGGCGGACGAAGGAACCCGCCGGACATGTCACCGACCGGCAGAATGCCGAGCGGCAAAAAGCGGCAGGTCGGGCTAGAAAATCAGGCCATCCATATTTGGCCGACTCCGCTTGCCAACCCGAATACCAACCGTCAGACCAAACCAACGCCATCGCAATTGAAGGGCGAACACGGCCTAAATCTGGCGATGGTAGCAGTGACCCACACATGGCCAACGCCGCGCGCCTGCTCGGGGAAAAGGTCGAGCGGCGCAAATCGGACGGAACTGGTCGAAGTGTGGGCCACGCCGACCACGCGGGACTGGAAGGACGGAACGGCGATGGCAGATGTGGAGACGAATTCCCTGCTTGGCCGCCAAGCCCCGCGCAGCATGAAGAATGGGAACGCATCCCCGCTCACCTTAAACCCGCTGTTTGTCGAATGGCTGATGGGATGGCCAATCAGCTGGACTGTCGCGTCGACCGGTTGCGGCTGTGCGGCAACGGCGTTGTCCCGCTGGTCGCGGCTTATGCGCTGCGAACTCTCGCGGCTGCTGCAATCGCAAGTGAATGAACAGCCGGATTTGTTCGCATGACCGTTCGGATTTTACAGGGCGATTGCCGCGAAGTTCTTAAAACCTTGCCGGATCGCTCCGTCCATTGCTGCGTAACGTCGCCACCTTACTTCGGGCTGCGGGATTACGGGACGGGAGCGTGGTTTGGGGGCAATCCCGCGTGTGACCATCGTGGCGGGCCGATGCGGCTTAAGGCCAACCTCAACGCCAACATCGGCACGGGCCGCGACGTCAAGAACGCCGAAGACCGAGAGTTCTTCAAGGAAGTTTGCGCCAAGTGCGGCGCCAAACGAATAGACCGCCAGATCGGTCTTGAGGAAACGCCGGAGGGTTACGTCAATCAACTGGTCGCCGTTTTCCGTGAGGTGCGGCGCGTTTTGCGCGACGATGGAACACTGTGGCTGAACCTCGGCGACAGCTATGCCGGAAGCGGCAAAGGCAGAAATGCCGACGGATCGCACAGCGAAGGCGCGAAGCAAAAAACGAATGCCGGAACGACTATCGGCAACCTGACGAAAACAATCGTCCCCTCTTGCAAACCTAAAGACCTGATCGGCATTCCGTGGCTAGTCGCTTTCGCCTTGCGCGCGGACGGCTGGTATCTGCGCAGCGATATAATCTGGCACAAGCCGAACCCGATGCCGGAGTCGGTGATGGACAGGCCAACCAAGGCGCATGAATACATTTTCTTGTTCAGCAAATCGTCGGCCTATTTCTACGATTACGCAGCTGTCCGAGAGCCAATCGCCGAAAGCACGGCGAACGACAAGCGTCTGCAGCGGAAGAACTATCAGGTGGGACGGCCCGAGCGGGGCTTTCCGGGACAGGCATCGCATGGCGGTGGGCTGATTGTGCCGAAAAGTGATCCGTCCTTCCGCAACCGTCGCAGCGTCTGGACGGTTTCGTCGCGCCCGTTCAAGGGAGCGCACTTCGCCACCTTTCCGACCGCGCTGGTCGAGCCGTGCGTCCTTGCCGGATGTCCGGAGGGCGGCATGGTGCTCGACCCGTTCGGCGGCGCCGGAACCACGGGGCTTGTGGCAGAGCGTCTGCAACGAAACGCCGTTCTGATCGAACTCAACCCACGCTACGCGGCTTTGGCCGAAGAGCGCATTTGCTCCGACGCGCCCATGCTTGCGAGCGCTTTATAAGGAATCCAAACATGCTCAAGCTTGAAGATTTTTATTCGGTTTCCCAAGCCGCCGAAGCGCTTGAAATCAGCGAATCCTCGCTTAAGAAACTGGCAACGGACGGCGTCTTTAAACCTGCTTCGAAAAAATCGAAGACCCCTTACTCGGTTGAAGATGTCCAGGCCTTGGCCGTTTTCTTTCTGCTCAGAAAAGAGAAGAAAGACTTGTCCGCTAAAAAAGCCGCGCAGGTCGCCAAACGCGCCGTCTCCAGCATCTGTTCCTCAATCATTCCGCTTGAGCGAGACGCGCCCATGGGGACGCATATCAACGTCGATTACATCAAGAGAAAAGTGATTAACGTCCTTTTAGAAAAGTTCTGCCATGAGTGACACGGCCACCCGCATGGCCGAGCGTATAGAGCTTTGGCCGCTGGATCGGCTTGTGCCCTATGATCGCAATCCGCGAACACATTCGGAAGAACAGATCGCGCAGATTGCGGCGAGCATCGTGGAGTTTGGGTTTCTCAACCCTATCCTCGTCGATACGGCTAATGGCATCATCGCGGGTCATGGGCGGCTGCAAGCGGCTCGGAAACTGGCGCTATCGGTTGTTCCAGTCGTTGTCCTCGACCACCTGATCGAGGCGCAGAAACGGGCTTATGTCATCGCCGACAACAAGCTGGCGCTCAACGCCGGATGGGATGATAATCTCTTGCGCGATGAATTAGAGGCGCTCGAGAGCGATGGGTTCGACGTCAATCTGACGGGTTTCTCTGACGAGGAACTGGCCGATCTGTTGGAGAGCGATGAGGACGCGGCTGGCAACACGGACGACGACGCGGTTCCTGAAGTTCCGGTCGAACCGAAAACAAAGCCCGGCGATTTGTACGTTCTCGGCAACCATCGTCTGCTTTGTGGCGACAGCACATCGCTTGATAACGTCGAGCGCGTGCTGGATGGCGCACTGGCCGATATGGTCTTTACCGACCCGCCATATAACGTCGATTACGGCAACACGGCAAAGGACAAGATGCGGGGCAATAACCGCACCATTATGAACGATAACCTTGGCGAAGGGTTTGAAGCGTTTCTTTATGAAGTCTGCGTCAACATGATCGCGGTCTGCAAAGGCGCTATTTACGTCTGTATGTCCTCAAGCGAACTGCACACGTTGCAAAAGGCATTCGTCGCGGCAGGAGGCAAGTGGTCAACCTTCGTGATCTGGGCCAAGAACACCTTTACTCTGGGCCGCTCCGACTACCAGCGCCAGTACGAACCGATCCTCTACGGTTGGAAACAAGGCACGGATCATTTCTGGTGCGGCGCGCGCGATCAGGGCGACGTGTGGTTTGTCAATAAGCCGACGAAAAACGATCTGCACCCGACCATGAAGCCGGTCGAACTTGTCGAACGCGCCGTCCGCAATAGCAGCAAGAGCCGCGATATCGTGTTGGATTGTTTTGGCGGTTCCGGCAGCACGATGATCGCCTGTGAAAAGTTGGGGCGGCAAGCGCGATTGATAGAGATGGATCCCCAATATTGCGATGTGATCGTTAGGCGATGGGAAGAGTTCACGGGTAAGAAAGCCGAGTTGCTCTCAATGCCTTAGATGCAATCGAACCAGCGCCTGCAAATCTCATCCAGCCGCGTGCGATTGACTCCCGAGGCTTCAGCGATAAACGCCTTGATCTCTTCCATCGGCACACCCGCTTTCATGGCGGCGCGCTGGGCTTGTCCAATGATGGACAAGCGGCTGGCGTGGCGGTTCATGAGGTAGACACGCACTTCCGGATAGCGGCAGCTTGGCGTCGGCACGCGCAGGCCGACATATCGACCGTAGCTTGAGCCTGATGGGTCGACGTAAAACGTTTGCCGATCCGGGGCCATGACTTCAACGACCTGTCGTTTAAGGTTGAGGTAGACGCCTTTGCCTGCGAGCCAGTCGCGCTCGCGGAGCGGGGCGCGGGTGAAGGCGTCGTATTCGCCTTCGCTGAGTTCCATGGTTTCCGCGATCGACACGCGGTCGCCTGGGTCGTTCGCGTCCTTGGCTGCGGCCTCGACTTCGTCGAAGCGAAAGGGTTTGCGGGCAAAGCGGACGAAGATTTCATCGGACATGGCGGCCTCCCTCAGTTGTTGCCGCGATGCAAAGCCATCGCGGCGGCGAAAAGAGCCTGCGCTTCGGGTAGGCGTTTTTCAAAGTCCAGCACCGTACCGATGGCGAGCTTCTGGTTGTTATCTTTCATAGCCTCATGGGCCAGTTTGGCGAGCGTCGCCGCTTCCCCAAGGCGTTCCGATAAGGCGGCGAGATTGGCGGCAATGGCGGTTTGAATGGCGTTCTGCATTTTCTTCTCCCGTTAGTTGCGTTTCTCATTACATGGTTATGATCGCTCTTCGTCGCAAGATTATCCACTCAATTAGGGATCATCTGATTGCGAAGAAAAGCACCGGTTGATTGTTAGATAATCAACCGGTGCCCAATGATCACATTATTGCTCTGGCTCGGTAATCTTGTAGATGCGCTTGCCGTCTTTCGGCTTATCGGAAACGATGTGGTAACCATGTTTCTTCTTAAGCGCGTGCGAGATCGCGGCGCGGGCCGTATGTTTTTGCCAGCCTGTCAGCTCGAGGATTTCGTCAAGCGTCGCGCCTTCGGGCCGCTTCAAAAGCTCGCTGATGCGCACGAGTTTGGTCAGTCGGCCCTCTGGCTCTGGCTTTTTCGCCTCCGACTTCATCGCTGCAACGGCGGCAAGTCCGGCCTGCATGGGCTTGGACAGTTTACTTTCGTCAAGCGTTTTACTCGTCTTGGCTGAACCGTTGGCTTTGACCTTTGCGGGCGCCTTGACGATGGTCTTTGGCCTGGATTTGGCGATTTTGCTTGGTTTTTTGGACATGATGACGTCCTCCTTTCCAAGCCATGAACGCTTCATTCGCAGCTTATATCCACTCAATTCCGAGCAATCCGATGGCTTTCTTCGGCCCGATTGGATCATCAAATGACACGAAACCATGGGATTATCAGCTTCCGCTTATGCCAAGCGCCGTGGCGTCAGCCATGTCGCCGTGCTCAAGGCCATCAAGACAGGCCGCATCGTCAAAGAAAGCGATGGCACCATCGACCCCGACAAAGCGGATGCCGCGTGGACGAAGAACACGGATCCCGCGCAGCAGCGAAAGCCAGCGAAGAAGATCGAGCAAGCGCCCGAACGTCCCGTTGATCCGCCGCTCGCGAACAGCGGCCCGAACTACGCGCAAAGCCGCGCGATCAAGGAGGCTTATCTCGCGCGGCTTGCCAAGCTGGAATACGAAGAAAAGTCAGGCGTTCTGGTTCGTGCCGATGCTGTCAAGATTGCGTGGTTCAACACGCTGCGCGTTTTGCGGGATCGTGTGTTGAATCTGCCGGATCGGCTAGCTCCAATACTCGCTTCCGAAGCCGATCCCAAACGCGTGCATGAAATTCTGGATGCCGAACTCCGACAGATCCTTACGGACGCGTCTGACGCAGTTTCGACCGTAGAAACACCTTAAGAAACGAGACGAGGAAATGAAAAATCATTTTAAGTCGCAACGCGCGAAAGCGTGGCGGAATTTGATCGTCGCGGCAACGAATGCGGCTCTTGAACAAGGACTGTTCTCTTTTTGCGTGAACGATAACCGTTGGCCTGGCGTTGAAGAACGCAAAGGTTGTGTTTTCCGCTTCAAGTTTCTGGGCATGCCCTGTTCGGGATATGTCGGCGATATCGGTTGCGGGGAATTGTCCATACGCGCCGCGCTCAAGCCGCCTGAAGGTGGAGAGGAACGAGTGCGTTCTTGCAATGCGGGCTTCTGGGCGGGAGAGGCCTTCGCATCAGGTTGTCTGGAGCGGGAAATAGGAGCCTACGTGCAAGCCGCTTTGTCGTTGCGTATCCGCAGGCACCTTATTCCGATCATCGCCAGCGCGAAAATCGAACCCAAAGGCTACCGCGATCATCGCTGATCATTGATCACAATAGCCTTGAGGGGAAATGTTTTCTGCCTCTTTCAGGATAGGCAGAACATTCTTCCTCGCCTTGAAGAAACCCATGGAGGTTGCCAGACGTGCTTCTTTCTCTCGCTCAAGCCAACCCATGCCGTAAGCCTCGCCGCCGCTCAGCCCGAGCTGCGGCAGAAACAGCCATTGCTCTGCATCAGGCTCGGGAAAGACAGCGGCATGCAAGGAAAGAACGCCGCCTCCTGCGTTCTTTACGCAGCAAAGTGAAGGAAAGCCGATGAAGGAGAACTTATAGACATAGCCTTTGTAGGGATCCGTTTCCGACCAACGATTGTCGTCTTTGCTCAGTGAAAACAGACCTTGTTCAATTCCGGCGTTGATGGCTGCGACCATAAGGTTACGCCACGCCTTGGCTTTCGGTCTCACATAGTTGGTGTCAAACCCGTCCCCATTAAACAAAGACGGAAGATAATGCGGATGCACTGGCTGTTCAAAAAGGCTCCCGCCCGAAGCTTCGACAAAAGACGCGCCGAGGCTTTGAAGCCGCTCATAGAAAGCATCCTCGTTGATGCCAATAACTTCCAGAAAGTCCTCTCCTGGAACAAACGCTTCGGCATATTTAAGAACAGCCGCGTGCGTTTTATATCCCAAAGCGGCTGCCATGGCTTCGGAGAGATGCGAAGACTTGACGCCGGGAAATATGGGACGAAGCCGCTGCTTCGCGCGTTTGAGCATAAGTGGGGTGATAAAAAAGAGAGTCATTGCCGCCAACCTTTCTGAGGGATCGATGTCTGCCGATTACGCATCGACCTTGAAAGTGAAGGCCGCATGAAAGACTGAAATCAGGGTCGCTGATTTTTCGCTTTAACCCGGCAGCAGGTTTGGCGGAAAGAACCGCCGCCAAGATAGCATTTCTGAAAGTTCTGGCAATCTGAAAAACGTTATCCATGGATTCATTACAGGAATGCTTGGCGCATGCTGCCCTAGCGCTGCGGCCAGACCCGCGTTTGACGGTTTCGGAATGGTCGGATGCGCATAGGTTTCTCTCGCAAACTGCCTCGGGCGAACCGGGGCCGTGGCGGACGGAGCGTACGCCGTACCTGAAAGAGATTATGGATTGCCTGTCGCCCAGCAGTCCGGTCGAGCGGGTCGTGTTCATGAAAGGCGCACAGATCGGCGGGACTGAGGCGGGCAATAACTGGATCGGCTATGTCATCCATCATGCGCCGGGGCCTATGCTCGCGGTGCAGCCGACGGTGGAGATGGCCAAACGCTGGTCGAAGCAGCGCGTCGCGGCGTTGATCGACAGCACACCTGTTTTGCGTGAACGCGTGAAGCAGGCGCGAGCTAAGGACAGCGGTAATACGGTCCAAAGCAAGGAGTTTCCTGGCGGCATTCTCGTGATGACCGGCGCGAACAGCGCGGTCGGGCTGAGGTCGATGCCCGTTCGGTATCTGTTTCTGGACGAGGTTGACGCTTACGATTTCGACGTGGACGGCGAAGGCGACCCCGTTGGCCTTGCCACGCAGCGCACAATCACGTTCGCCAACCGAAAAATCTTTCTGGTCTCGACGCCGACGATCCAAGGCTTCAGCCGGATTGAACTGGAATACGAAAAATCCGACAAACGGCATTTCTGGGTGCCTTGCCCCGAGTGTGGTGAATACCAAATTCTCATCGAAACGCGCCTGCAATGGGAGAAAGGCAGGCCGGAAACGGCCTCGTACTATTGCGCTACTTGCGGCTGCGGTATTCCGAGCCACAAAAAACGGTGGATGAACGGCCAAGGACAATGGCGGGCGGAAGAACCGGGCGAAGGCAAAGCGGCGGGATTTCATCTATCCGGCCTCTATAGCCCGTGGCTCACCTGGCAGCAGATCGCGGAACGCAAAATTGCGGCCCGCGACGACGCGGCCATGAAAGTTTATGTCAACACCATTGAGGCGCGGACTTGGACGGAGTCCGGCGAAGCACCGGAATGGCAAAGGCTTTATGATCGCCGTGAAAGCTATCGGCTCTGCACGATTCCATCCGGTGGCCTGTTCCTTACGGTCGGTGTGGATGTGCAGGATGATCGGCTGGAACTGGAGATCGTGGCATGGGGCCGCGAGCGCGAAAGCTGGTCGGTCGATTATCGAGTTCTGCAAGGCAAGCCGTCCGATAAGGAGGTATGGAACGCGCTCGACGCCGTTCTGGAAGAAAGCTTTACGCATGAGAACGGCGCGAGATTGGGCATCGTCAAACTCGCCATTGACACGGGCGGCCATTACACATCGCAGGTCTACGACTGGGTGCGCGGCAAGCAAGGCGACCGCGTGCTGGCCATCAAGGGCGTTCACGCTCTTGGCGCGGCCATCGGTTTGCCGAGCCATACGGACGTGACGACGCAGGGTAAGCGTAAACGGCGAGGGCTTTTGATCTGGCCGGTCGGTTCGTCCTTCTGTAAGTCCGAACTTTACGGCTGGTTGCGCAAGGACAGGCCAACGGACGAGATGATAGAACAAGGCGAAAGCCACCCCATCGGCTTCTGCCACTTCCCGAAATACCCCGATGAGTATTTCAAGCAACTAACCGCCGAACGCCTCGTCACGAAAAAAGATCCGCGCGGCTTTCCAAGGCGCGAATGGCACAAAATATATGAACGCAATGAGGCGCTCGATTGCCGCGTTTATGCCCGCGCCGCCGCTGCGGCCTACGGGATCGACAGGTTTACAGACGTGATCTGGGATCGGCTTGAAGAAATGCTCAGGCGAAAAACAGAAGCGCCCGCGCAAGAGACACGCAAAACGCTCACGCAGTTGCCTGCGCGGCGCGTGATCAGGAGCAGTTATGTTTAAGCTGTCTCCGCCGTTTCGATGTCGGGACTGGCTGGCTCAAGATTTAGTAAATTCCAAGCATTTTTGTATTTTTCGAGCCATCCTGTTCCGTACTTTGTTTTGTCGCTTCCATACAAGCGGGAATAATCTGGCAACAAGCGCCGAACGTTCGAATCTTTGTGCGCTTGCCCATTCTTTCCGGGCTTAGCCAGCCAGTACTGATGGGTCGTCTTGATAACATCCGCTACGACGTCGCTCGGCAAAATATAAATCTGAGGCTGATCCTCAAACGTTTTACCCATATCGACGAAACAGTAAAACAAGTGATCGCCTTTAATATCGGTATGTTTGGGCTTCATGTGCCAGCCACCATCGGATCCGATTTGTCTGCGCGTCTTGACCTGAATTGAACATAGGCGATGTCCTTCGAGGTCTGTCACAACGATATCTGTATTGGGAACGCCTTGTGGCGCAAGCGCAGCAATGTATCCGCGACGAAGAAGTTCAGACATTACGAAGTGTTCGCCTGCAGCGCCAAGAAGTGTCGATTGAGAAGCCATAACAACCTCATAGTAAAAGCAATGACTTACACACTAGCTCAACGTGATGCCTTACGGCAAGCCATCGCGAGCGGCGTCCTGCGTCTCTCCTATGACGGAAAGACGGTGGAATACCGCTCGATGGCCGATCTTAAATCGGCGCTGAATGATGTCGAAGCCGCTTTGGCGCGGGAGAGCGGAGAAGTCCAGACGCGCCGGATCAAGATTTACGCGGACAAGGATCTCTAATGAACGTCTTTTCTCGCATCGGCGCGGCGGTCAAATACGCCGCGACCGGACGCTTGTCTGCGTCCGCGCTCATGGGCAGCTTCGAGGGCGCGATGGCGCAGAGGCGGTTGGTGGCGTGGCGGGCGACGCAAGAAAACATCAATGGCCTTCTTGCGGCGGGCGGCGATCTCTTGCGCGCACGGGCGCGGCAGATCGTGCGCTCGAACCCTTATGCCTCAAACGCTTGCGAAAGTTTTGTGGCAAACGCCGTCGGCGCAGGCGTTAAGCCATCCAGCCTTGTCGCCGATCAGGCGCTCAAGGATCAAATTCAGAAAACATGGCTGGCATGGACTGACGAAGCGGATGCGGATGGTCTGACAGATTTCTACGGGCTTCAGGCTCTGGCGGTGCGCGCCATGTTCGAGGCCGGAGAATGTTTCATCCGCTTCCGCCCACGCTTGCCGCGAGACGGGTTGACCGTTCCCTTGCAGCTTCAGCTTCTCGAAGCCGAAATGCTGCCCTTAACGAAGATCGACATCGGCCCCACGGGCAATCACGTGCGCTGCGGGATCGAGTTCAATCCCATCGGCCAGCGCGTGGCCTATCATTTCTATCGTAAACATCCGGGCGATAGCACGGATCAAAGCAACAAGGGCGAGATCGTCCGCGTTCCTGCATCTGAAATCCTCCACATCTATCGTCCCGAACGTCCGGGCCAGATACGCGGCGTGCCGTGGATCGCGCCCGCGCTGGTGAAGCTTTATCTGCTCGACCAGTACGACGATGCCGAGCTGGATCGCAAGAAGGTCGCGGCCTTGTTCGCGGGCTTTATCACCAAGGCTTCGCCGGAAGACAATATGATGGGCGAAGGCACGGCGGATGAGACCGGCGCAGCCATCGCGGGGCTTTCGCCCGGCACGATGCAGGTGCTTTTGCCCGGCGAGGATATCAAGTTTTCAAGCCCCGCTGATGTAGGCAATTCCTATGAGCCGTTTCAGTACCGCAATCTGCTCGCGGCCTGCGCAGCCATGGGCATGCCGTACACGAATGTCACGGGAGATATGAAGGCCGCCAATTATTCCAGCATCCGCGCGGGAACGGTCGAGTTCCGGCGACGGCTGGAACAATTCCAGTTCGCCACGCTGGTGTTCCAGATGTGCCGCCCCATCTGGCGACGTTGGCTGGAAACCGCCGTTCTGGCGGGCGCGCTCGACATGCCGGGCTTCGCAAAGAATCCGGCGCAATACACAGCGGTCAAATGGATCGCTCCAAAATGGGAATGGGTCGATCCGCTCAAAGACCGCCAAGCCGAAAAGATCGCGCAGGAGCAAGGCTGGAAAGCGCCAAGCGACATCATCGAAGCCGAGGGCAACGATGTGGACGAGACCTATAATCGCATCGCCGCCGATCAGAAACGCCGTGAAGAGCTTGGCATCAAGCTCGGCCAGCCTGCACCAACGCCAGCGGCCCCTCCGGAGCAAACCGCCCCCGATGCGCCCGACCAACAAGCGCAGGATCAAACGGCAACGGATCAACAACAAACAGATCAAACAGCATGAAGCTTCTTCCCCACATTGCAGCCCGCGTATTTGGCGCGCCGCTTATGATCGCGCGCGCCAAGCTGGACGTCATCCTCAGCGTGCTCGTGCCGCGCTTTGACGGCGAAAGCCTACAGTCCAAATCTTCGGCGGAGACGCGCGATTACGATGTGACGCCGGAGGGCATTGCAGTCATCCCCGTCTTCGGCACGCTGGTGCGGCGGACGGTCGGGCTTGAGGCACAAAGCGGTCTTGTTAGTTACACGACCATCGGCCAGCAGTTGGACATGGCGCTTTCGGACGCTGCCGTCAAAGCGATTTTGCTTGATGTCGATAGTCCCGGCGGCGAAGCGGGCGGCGTGTTCGATCTGGCCGACAAGATTTATGCGGCGCGCAAGGTCAAGCCGATCTGGGCGTCCGTGGACGAGGACGCTTTCTCCGCCGCTTACGCCATCGCGGCTTCCGCGAGCAAACTCTACGTTCCGCGCACGGGCGGTGTCGGCTCCATCGGCGTGATCGCGGTGCATCTCGACCAATCGCAGGCCGAGGCCGATGTCGGCCTCAAATACACGGCGATCTATGCGGGGGCACGAAAGAACGACCTGTCGCCGCACGAGCCTTTGTCGGATCCCGCGCGCGCCGCGCTGCAAACGGAAGTCGACCGCGTCTACGACCTGTTCGCGCAGACGGTTTCGCG